ATCTAGGCAATACCCCTTTTGTAGGTATCTAAGAGAAAATACAGGCGGACTTTTGTCTACATCATGAGATTCGTGATGGATAGAGAGGCCAACAGTAGCAGAGCTCTCTTTATCCCTCTGTTTTATTCTTCCCTTAACTCTAGACATACACGTCAGTTAATTAACGTTTTGAAAAAACCTTTCATAGAATCAAGTGTGATTTCTTGGCTAACCGCACCCTCAATGTAAGCATCTTTCCATGGCTGCTCTTCGTGAGTCATATTGCGCAGTTTCCAGGCAGAAAACTGACCATAAACTTTATACACCTCATCCAGCAATTCAATTTCATCTTCACTGAATTTTTTAGCGTCAAAGTTTTCTGGCGCAGGTAAAGCTCCGTTACCACAGTCCCTATATTTACGATACAATTCAGGAACTACTGGCCCATGCATCCAGGCTTCAATTTTCTCATTAAATAGCGGCTTACCCAGAAGAACCAGAGAAAACCCTTGGGCATAATACGTCAACTTCTGAATTTTTAGGTTAGAGATAATGTCGCCACTTTCTTCATCGCAATGCGCCAAGAAGTAGTCGGCGACATCAAAACAAGTGAGCATAAACATACCTCCATCTTGATAGCCGCAGCTATGTATACAACTGTGTCAAGTTGCATTTAATACCATAACAAAGCTGTCATCAATCCTTCAGAGGCTAACTTACAACCACTTTCTCGACACGTTTAAATCATTACGTTTCACATTTACTGCATTTTCGCCGAAGTTACCTATAAGGTAATGTCACATTTCCTGCAAGTTTCATGCAATGTTGAAAAGTGAGCTATTCACTTTTCTATGACACCAAACACCAAAAATAGCACTTTTTGCTAAATCATTCGTCCAGGTTGTGGATGGTTTGTCGTTGACACGTTTTCACACACCACTCCACCAATAAAGTATCATCTGGTATCCTGAGCAAAACTAAGGAGGTTGGTGTGAGGCAATTTCTTGCTGCTATGTTCTTATTCATATCTTTTGGGGCTACAGCAGAGTGCTGGGTAGTTGGAGATATGCGCGGAATAAGCTATTCAGAACGAAATAATTTCCAACCAGAAGAAGATGGTTTTAGTGGAACATTCATCATTAAGACAAGCGGTGAAGATGCCAGCATCACATATTCTGGGGCAGATGCGGGCGGCATGGCTTACAAAGCATTGTCTAAAAACTCCATCATAGGAATCGGCGCAAATGGCGAAACTCAACGCGTTATCGACTCATGGGTAATACATCCTACTGGAACAGTTTTAATGTCAAAAACCATTTCCGGTTATGGAAATATGGATTCAACCAAAGCTTTTGTTGGAAAAGTAAAAAGAAAATGTTAACGATTGAATCCAATTACCCATACGTTACTGCTGTGTTGCCTCAGTAGCAAACAGCGGTCTGATGGCATTCGCAGCATTATTCAGCGCTCTTTCATAAGCTGGCGTTCCAGCTTTAGTGTTTGCCAGACGTAAGAGCGCATTCCTTGTTGCTTTGGACTCATACAGGCGCATCATTGTACCGAAACCAGATTCAAGCGCCAGTGTTGCCCCAAGAGTCGCAGTTGCGCCAATCGTCCTTATCCTGTTGGCTTGCGATTGCCCTGTCTGAGTTACAACATTTGCGATGTCTGACCTTGCTGTTTGCTGTAGAACTTCATGAAGAGCATCAAGCTCTTTCATGTGTCTCCCACTGAATATCGTGTTATATATCTGACCGTCAGATTGCGACTTCAACTTATTTAACTCGGTAAGAAATTTTGTTGGCGAGTCTCCTGCCTTTTCTGCAATCTTGCTAATATAAGCAGCACGCATAGCGTTCTTTCCATCTTCACTAAGAGCAGGCCATATCCTCTTAATATCTGATGGTTTTCTGCTGAATACAACGCTGTTTATTAGCTCTGGAGTAAACTCTTTTTTAGCTTTGTTGAGATTGTTCGCAATCCTTTTATTGAGAACCTTATTGAAGACGTTGGAGTAGTCAGAGTTTGCTTTGACGTATCTGGCAGCCTCTCCAGCCCCCAAATACCGTGCTGCGTTATTCCTCAAATCTGAACCCATTGCCCTCTCCACGGCATCAGTTGCGGCTTTCGCGCTATTAGGAAAAACCATGGCATCTCCCTGAATACTTTCCCTTAATGCTGACCGCAACTCTCTCAATAGTCCAAAATCTACATCTGGTTTAGCAAGCTCTTCTCGCAAATCGGATAGCCCGCGAATCAAATCCTTATTTGCCACTTTCCCAAGCCTGTTAGCCCTGGTAAGCACGTTGTCGATAACCTTAATGGATTTTGATGTGTCAACAGGTGTATCTCCCATTTTAGTTGTAATGTCTTCAATAACGCTTCCAGCTGAATCCTTCCTTGACTTCAGAGAACCATACAGATCGTCAACAACAACTGATGGGCTATATTCACCATATTTCTCAAGCTGTTTTTTAACTAGCTGACTTCTTTTTGCATATTGCTCCGCACGCTTTGAACCTGTCCCGAGCAAAGCCCCCTCGGCATCCTGAGTAAGGCCGCGAGTGAAAGCATTTTTCGGCGGGATAACATCAGATGTCATTGGTGTCACGCCCATCGATTCTGATGTGGCAATTTTCTTCGCCACTTCTGGCGCAATATCACCTTTTATAGCCGTTATTCCACGCCCTATTCCCTTTGCTGCTGCGGAAAGAACCCCCTGAGCGGCAAGGTTAACTCCGGCATTTTTTGCTGCATTTTGTGCGAAATCGCCTTTCTGATTTGCGGCCTCTGCCAGTGATCCAATAGCCATGCTTCCTGCCGTTCCAACTCCTGGAACTAAATACCCGCCAATTGTTTCTCCAGTTTGCGCATAAGGGTCTGTCGGTCGATCGACTGGACGATAGACATCATCCAATACTTTTGGACCACCAAGCCCCTGACTGATTGCATTAATCAGACTTGCGCCACCCTGCAATACGTCAAATGGTATGTTTACCAGACCACGACCAGCCTGTTCTGCAATTTGCCCTGCACTTTGACCACCTGTGAGCCAATCGCCAGCTTGTTGCATCAATGATGGTTCTTCCCGTGTTGGTGCATTATTGGCCTGATTAACTGTTTGTTGCTGAACAGCCTGACCAGCAAAATACTCATCAATGGCGGCCCCAATATCTTCGGTGCTCGTACCATCAGGAAAGGTAAATGTCTTACCGTTTGCAGTTACTTTCATCATTCCACCGTAAATTGAATGCCTGATTTTGAGGTATATGATCCAACCTGATTCCGTGGTTCTCCTGAAGGTGTCGAATCTTGTGCTGGCGCTGCGTCAGTATTCATTGACATATACCGCTTAACGGCACTCCCCAGTGATTCACCTTTTTTAACATCCAACCCCAATATCTGACCGCCATTACGCGATTGTCCAGGGTTGCCATTCGCGCTCATCCACTCGGCTTTAAACTCATTAAACTGCGCGTTTCGTCGCTCAAGGTTTGCCATTGCATCAAGCCATCTTGCGACCGTCTCAGGGTTATCCATGTCAGTTGGCGCACCCTGTCGAACGATCTCAACGTCTTTATCCGTTGCTGGGCCGGGAGGTAGGAATTTAAGAACCTGACTGTTAACAAGGGCATTTTGGCGGATGCGCAAATCACGCAATGTCGTATCGCTTCCGGTAAGTTTTGCGAACATGTTCTGTGCGTTACCGAACAAACCTGTCGTTGGTTTTTCTGCTCTGAACTGTTGAGCAAGCGCACTCATAGAATTGGCTGAGTTTGATGATGCTGTGGCATTGTTTACAGCCGTCTCGATGCCTTTTTCCATGTTTACTGACAGCTTAGGTGCTTCACTAATCAACTGCTGAGCCTTTTCCTGCGCTTGCTGCATCTTAAACCCGAACTCTTGCTGATCCAGAGCCAAGCGTTGTGCTGCGATATTGTGCCCAGTCATTGCTGACTGATAGGAAAGGTTTTGCCCTCTCGCCTGAAGTGCTTCTCCAGCCTGATTGCTGCGGATTGTCTCTGCCAGTTTGCCTCGGTCAATTTCACGACCAGCCATCTTGTCCTGAACAGCAAACGCCTTTTCTGGTCCAAGCGCACCGAGAGACATAGTAGTCAGCATGTGTGATAGCTGCTCTGGATTCTGGATACCTGTCTGAATCATCCAGTCAGCATTCGCCCCCACGCGATTTAACCTGTCCTTGTTGTCAGTAATGAATTTACTGTAGGCTTCCGGTCCCTGGGAAAGAGCGACGTTAGCCCTCATGGCTAAATCGCCCATATCGTTGCGTTGCTGCTCATTAAGACCGGAAAACGCCTGTTGTGCCTGTGCAACAAACGCTGGATTTTCCTGGGCAAACTTAAATAGTCCAGATGGATCACCAGAAGCCCATGCATCAGCGTGAACCTTATTGAACGCACTAATAGCTTTCTGTTGCTGTTCCTGATTGTAAATATCAGCAACTCCAGCCAGACCACGTAACGCGGTCAGACCAATGTTATTTGCACCTGAGCGAGCCAGTTCATTGTTTTCGCGGATCAGACCAAGCGTTGCGTTAATGTCGCTTGCCTTTGGCGCATTCTCATTTTGCGTACCGATGCCAGCCAGAAAACCACCAGAATTAATACCCTGTTGCCACGTAGCCATGATTACCCCTTAAAACAACGAGCCAAGCAGACCAAGACCGCCGCCGATCGCAGCCCCCCACGGAGTTGATGAACCAATTAATTTCGCAAGTCCAGCCCCAGCAATGGCACCAGACGCACCTCCGCCAATAGCAGATTGCATTGCTGATGGTCTGTTGGCGTTTGCCGCTGCAAGAGCCGCGCTTTGCTGTGAAATCTGGCTCATGTTGTTGGCATATGTTTGCCCAGCATTTGCCTGCCCCTGAAGCGCGCCAAGACCAATATTTGCCAGATTCTGGTAGTTGTTCATTTGTCCAGATAGCCATTGCTGACCAAGCGTTGGTGCGATTGTTGCTAACTGATTACTGGTTGAGGTGGAACCCAATCCACCTGTTGCTTCCGCTGCCGCCAGACTCTGATAGCGAGCCTGACCTGCAAGGTCTTTATACTGCTGAGAGTTGTAATACTGGTTAAGTGCCTGACCTTGCCCCTCCAGAGACGATAAGTTCTCGAGGCTGCCGACATACTTCTCAGCCAGAGGAGTAAACGGCTTCAGGTTATTCATGATGGTGTTGAACTGCTGATTTTGCAGGTCTGCGGCATACTTCTGAGCTTCTGCGGCATACTTTGCACTTTTATCGGAGCCACCTTTCCCGCCTTTTTCAGGGCAATAAGGTTCCTCGCCGCGCAGTTTTCTGCCCAGCTTAAATGCATATAACATGGCTATCTCCCGTGATTCAGGAAGTCGATTAGTTCTTCGCGTGTGGCGCTGTAAAACGTCACGTCATCCACGCCTTTGAAGTATTTCTTGATGGTTCCTACACGCTTAAGGCCAACCATTGCGCAGTACATCTGCCCGTGGCGGAATTTGCGTGCAGCGAACGATGTGACGCACTGAACGGTGGTGTTAGTCAGAATGTATCGCCAGAACGCCAGCCCGATTTCCTTGCTGAAGCCGCGAATCTCTGGCAGGTACATGGCGTGGCAATCAAAGGTTAGCGGCTGAATCTCCTGATAGTAAACAATTCCGCCGAACTGCCCGTGCACGTTCACCTCAAAGTAACGGCATTCAGGTTTGTAGTCGTATCCATCACCGTTGTTGCTCCCGGCGATAATGTCATGGTGATTTCCTACGGCTTCTATCAGGTCGATGTTTCGCGTTGGTTTGAATGTAATCATCAGTCAATCAGCCCATGTAATCTAAGTGCCGTTTCAATCGCCAGAATACGCTGCCGCGCCTGCTGCAAACCTGTAGCGAGAGCCGCGACTTCGGATTGTGTGTACGTAGTGCCGACCGTGTATGACTGGTTAGCGTTGAATGAGCCAAGAAGAGGTGTACCTGTGGCTGCAGTCCATCCGGTATTTCTTGCTCCAACAACCTGAATTCCATCAACTGAATATGATGTTTTTACATCCAGCGGTGACGCAAGAGACTGCGATTCGGTTACGGTTTTCGATACGTAATCACTCTTAATGCCAGAGACATCGTTTTCTACGTCATCCAGTCTTTGGTCAACAGTGACCAGATGCGCCTGAATATCGATAACCTCATCCAGCAAGTAATCAACATCGCTACGCAGTACGACTATCTTCCCTTCGGCAGTTGTTAACCTGACCTCAAGTAGATTTATCGCTTTTGTGTTTGCGGTGATTCTTGCGTCGTGATCAGCCAGTTCGACATCCTGTTCATCGTTTTTTACCTGGGCATCGTAAGCGCCCTGACCAGCCTGATTTGCCTTCCCGGCAATTGCGCCGACATCAGCCCCCTGATTAATGACATACAGCAGGTAAGACTGGCTGAATATATTGCGTGGAAGGATTGATGTATCGAGTCGTGTAGCCTGAATTGTTACCGGCTCATTGAGATTCGAATCAGCCATTACTCAATCCTTATCTGGCAACCAGACAGAGTGACAGGTGACTTCGTGATAACGCGCAATTTGAAGCCGACATTTTTCCTGATGCGCCCTACTCGCTTCCACAAAACACGTTTGTCGTAAACGAACGGTTCATTCTGCTCAATCATCTGCTCACGCCCGTAATTGATGCCGTCAGTGGTTGCAGAGAGAAAAAGGCGGTCAGCATACTGCGCAACGCCAGTTGACGACTCAACCTCAAGGTCGAAAACTCTGGCGTTATCCGCTTTGAACAACGGAGTAAACAGCAGGTGTTCCTGTTGCCTGTCGTACTGGCTGCTGATATCGAACTGCAATTTCCCTGTCATCGATTCAAGCTTATCGCCGCACGTAATTTGGTTGCCTTCGTAAATGAAGTCGATAGCGCGGTACACATCGTCATACAGGCCTGTTTTCAGTACACACCATTGCGGACCATTGGCGCTTGAAGATGCGTCGTACACGAGGACGTGGCGCGGCAGGTGAATAATCAGCAACTCATGAGCATCAAACCGCAACGATTCCATCACGCCATCAGCCAGTTCATCAGCAGTGTAGGAGCGGAGGATTTTCTCAATGCTCGCGCTGGCTATTGGTGATACCTGACCGGAGCCGATGATGTATACAGAAGGCGCGCCTGTTGCCGGATTGCTGATGAACGCATACGAATCAGCAAACGGCGTTTTGCAGTAAGTCCCGGCAATACCTTTCTGCACCATCAGCGATGGCTGTGCGACATACAAAGCGGCACCAACAGTGGTTGCACCAGTCATGGAGAAATATTCAATCGTTGATGAACCAAAGCAGACAATGAAGTCTCGCCATGTTCCGATGCCGATAATGCCGTCAGGCTGCGATTCTGCGCGATATTGTGCGCTGTATCGGTCAGGGTGCGATTCGTCTTCAGGGTCAGTAATAAACCATGAATCCGTGCCGTCTTTTGACCACGCATAACGCCCACGTAAGCGTGTAATGTCGCGGACTGAACCTAACTCATACTGCGTAAATCCGCTGTCTGCAGGCCAGTTTGAGACGGTTTTAACCGTGCCATCATAGCGATACTCAACCAGTTGACCATTAACGCCTACAGCCTGAGATGTTCGACCATGCGCCATTGATACACGACCACTTCCGGCAACATCACCGACTTCACTTTCTCCTTTGTACAGCTTGCCGCCACACACGCGATAAACAGCATTCTGCGCCATGTTGTACTCAACTCCGCGCGATACACCGTTTACATCAGAGCGTTTGGCAATGCCCGGGAATGAGCGAAGATATCCGCTGCTGTTAAGGATTTCTTTGGGTGTAGCCAACATATTCACTGGCAGATAGTCGATATAGTCGGCGTTTCTAAAGTCTTTGCCGACACCTTTCATAAGCGGAAGTTGCTGAATCGGCATTTATTCACCTCACGTACTCGGATCATCTTTCTCGATGTAAAACCGATTCCACGTAAACGCGCTTTTGTTACCACTACCGCGAGGCATGTCATTTCGCCGCTCAAGTGGTGGTATTTTGGTTAAAGCGATACAGATTGTCTGATATGCACTGTCAGCAGCGGTAAGGAGAGCGTCTGACGGCTGAATGACGTTATCCATGCACACTTGCACAGCGAGTTTCAAAGCGACGCCATCATTTGCCCATGCAGGGATACCTGAATCATCGTCAGGTAACGGCATGATGCCGTTTTCTGTATCAGCAAACTGATATCCAAGCTCGATACCTTTAGCCTGCCATGCTGCCATCATGTCTTCGAGGTCATTAATGGCATCTTCAATTGCCTGAGGGTCAGCATCTGTCAACGTGGCATTGGAATACAGCCCGGCTTTTCGTAAAGCCTTTAGAACGAGATCACCCTTCGTTTTCGCCATCTTCTTCCGCCTTAGCCACTTTTTGCTTCGTTGCGGTTTCTTCAGGAGTTTTTACCCAACCTTTTTTCAGGTGAGATTTAACTTCTTCGTCATCAACAATGACGTAATCGACAGCAAACTGACCACAGGTGATCATGTTGCCAGGCTTATAGAGCATTGTTCGTGCCATTGTCTTCTCCCAATAAAAATGGGGCCGAAGCCCCACCAAAATTACTGCCCGGCAATAACGATGCCCGTATATTCAGGAACAAGTACAGAGCAACCGTACAGAGTGGTGAAACGAGCAGTGGTTACGCCTTTGATGTGGTCGAAGGCATAAGACATGATCAGCGTAGCGCCCTGCTCGGTGGTTGCTGTCATTACCTGTGGACCCTGACCTGTCGGGAATGCCAGTTTGCCGTACATCAGCTCAACAGAACCATCAGCCCAGAAGAGGTTAGCAGGTGCTGCGTTCTTGTTGAGAATGGTGATTGCTGCTGATTCTGCCGGTTTGGCATCGACGTTTGCATATGGACGACTCGCAACATCAGTATTTTCAACAGGGAGAATCTTTGGAGAAATTGTTACGGTAGTTCCGCTAACAGCCAGAACACGGAATACCTGCGGTTGACCGGTGGTATCTTTTGTGATCTGGTGTACGGAATTCACACCGGCAATGGTGAACGCATCACCAACCTGCAAGCCAGATGCAGATACCGTAATAGTCCCCTGTCGGTTATCAACTGGCATACCATTTGAATCTTTCGCTTCAACCTTGTGTTCAGGTTGGCCTGATACTGTCAAGGATTCAGTGCTTCCTTTCGGTAATCGACCAGAAATATCGGTCTTGTAGCTATCGAAGGACGCAACCGGAGGGATTTGCGCTTTTTCGTATGCTGTCAGGGTTGCGCCCTGAGCATAGGCACGGTGACCAAGCTCGCCAGCAAGGTCTTTGTAGTTGAAGGGGTTCCAGAAAGAGCGACGGTTGATACCCTGAGGTACACCAATCGCCGTCATGGTGGCATCAATACCTGCCGCACAGTTCCACAAATCACGGCCCTGTGTACCTGCGGTTGAGTCAGCCATCGTGATCACGTTAGTAGCACGCTGCGTGACCATGGAAATCAGGTCAGAGTCAATCTGTGCAGCAAGGCGCATACCTGCGGCGCGACCAGCTTCAGTTTTATGTTCCGGATCACGCATTTCACGCGCATCCAGAGTGTACAGAATGTTTTTCGGCTCCTTGAACACTGAAGGAACAAGGCGCTGAACCAGTGCTGTTGGCGTTTTGCTGCTGAGGTCGAGGCCTTCCTCAATATTCATGTGGTAATGCTGCGGACGATACAGAACATCACCTGCTCGCTGCATTGCTGTATCACCGGGACGGAATTTTTTAGCGTTACGGGAAACTACGCAGGCGGCCTCAAAGCCTTCAACGTAGTTTTCGAACATGATTTCAAGGTCTTTTGCTAATTGGTTAGCCATGCTTAATGCTCCAATAGGTTATTTTTTTGCCTTTTTAGCGGCGAAATACGGCGTCCAGTCACCAGTTTCCAGCGCCTTGGCTTTCAATTTGTCGAGGTTGTTGATTACTGCGCCGTTGCTCCCCTTAACCGTCGGGGTTGTGGCTGCCGTGGTTTTTGCTTTTGGCATGATTCTGGCCTTCGATTCGATACGTTCCAGCAGACGACCAATTGCTACGGGGTTGGTAGCTTCTGCCAGTTGCTTGCGCAGTTCAGCGTTGCGACCAAGCGCCAGAACAACGATTTCCGGCTTCTCTGACTCAAACAGGATCGCGTTTTGTGTCTCGATGGGGATTTCCTCGAGTACGGCCTGCTCAGCTTCCTGATAGCCAGGAACTTTGAGAGCCTTAACACGTTGCTGATATTTGGATAATCGCTCTTGATAGGCAGCCTGAAGCTCCTGCTCCTTCTGCTTGCGAGCCATCTCCTGTTGCTGGTACTTGCCATTATCCTCTGCCCACTTAGCCATGCGTTGCTGGTAGATTTCTTCATCGAAACCGATGTCCTCATCATCCAGTTTTGGCATTCGCGGTGGTTGAGTGATTACCGGCTGCTGCTCGACGGGTTTCTGAGACTGACGCATCAGCTCTTTCAGCTCGCGGTCTTTCTCTTTAATCGTCTTGCGCAGGTGTTTTACCAGTCCATGCTCAGCGCCATCTTCGCTGGTTGGCGAATCCAGCTTTTCGTCACCAAAGTAGAATTCCTGTTCTGATTCGTCGTCATCAGTTTCAGTAGCCTCCTCTGCATCATTGCCTGAGGACTCACTGCCATCTTCTGTTTCGACTTTTTCAGCCAGTTCGACATCATCAGGAATCTGCTCTGACGCGTCGGTTTCGATTTCAACTTCTGGTGTGTTTTCTGCCATCTGGTCCATTTGTTACCCCTGTTTACTCGATGTTCAGCCCATCGGAAGGCAATAGGGTGCCAGGCCTCATAAAGACAGCCATTGCACGTTATGGGTTAATTACTGCTGTGGTTGTTGCTGAGTTGATTTTTGCAGGATGCTGCTGATGTCCATGCGCTGCGCATGGCCCTGTGCCTGACTTTTCAGGACAAGCTCTGCATCAGCACGGGCATTGTCTCCTTGCTGTTGCTGGAACTGTCCGAGCAGTTTCAGAGCCTCGCGGATATCAGATTTCTGCTGGCTATCGGCAGATGCGAGGATTTTCACAACATTTGCCGCTGCAACCTGAGCATCAGTCTGTGCCTGGAATGCTTTAACCTGAATGGCTGCCTGCTCGTTCTGCGCTTTCTGCAATTCAGCCTGACCAGCAAGAAGCTGACCTTGCGCAGCAACCATAGCCGGATCTGGCTGACTGGCCTGTTGTTGTTTCGCCTGCTCAACCATCTGCTGTTCTTCTGGCGTTCTCGGCTTGATAACTCCAGACAGAAGCAACTGATTGCGGTTGTATTCTTTAAGGTCGTCCATCCCTTCGCCGTCCATATTGTCGAGGATCATCGACGATACAAGGTCGTGTTTCGGCGTTCCGGGCGGGATAAGTGCCAGCATGGAAAGTAACGACTTAACCGTTGCGTCACGGCGAGTAGCGAACGACTGACCGACATCGACAGTCACTTCATAGTTACCCTGCGAAAGGTCGTTAAGCGCGATAACCTGCCCTGTCTGACGGTCAACCACTTCACCAGTCATCAGCGCCACGTCATCGCTGCCATCCTCATTAACGATGCGCATTGGCGTATCGCTGCCATAGACTTCACGAGCCATAGAAAGCCACACGACGCCAGCACGGCGCATGGATTTAGCCATGTTGTCCATGTAGATATAGGACTGCGTGTCCATCCGGTTAAAGATGCTATCAACGGTATCGGTAGCGACGTTGCTCGGCATGTTCTCAAGCTGCGACGCACCTGTAATTTGCTGAATAGCCGTTCCGGTGTACTGCAATAGCCCGGCAAGAGCTGGCGGCATTTGTGTCGGAGGTGTCCAGCCAGCAACCTGAGCTTCTGAAATGACTGTTCCGTTTTTGTCCTTCTTGCTGGTCATAGGAAGAACTGCAGGTCTTTTCTTATTCCTCTCTGCCCAGTGATTCATTAATGGGCCGGGAATGAAATCAACATCCACGATAGGAATGCCATCACCGCCAGCCTGAGTGGCGTTATCTGCAATCATGGAAACCATCAGGTTCTCAAGACGCTGTGCATCCATCGCTTTTGCTGCGTGGCCTTCGATTCGCTCCTGATTATCAACAAATGAGCGACGCCCATATACCGGGATGAGTGGAATATGTTCGCCCGGAATACGCTTCGGTTCTTCCAGCCATTCAGCGCCAGACAGAAGGCCGCAATAAACGCGGCGTTTCTTCACCGTTCGCTCACCAATCAGTTCGAATGCGCCATCGGTTAGCTCGTCGACAATATCTTTGATTTGATCTTCATCATAGATTGCCGTTTCTCCGCTAACAGGGTTGCGCCACGCCGTGAGCTTCACCTTCTCTATGCGGACTTCGTAGTAACGTCCAACATAGATGGCATCTGGCGTTGACCAGTCATATTGAGTGCCAGTGTCATCACGAGAAAGGCTTGCCGCGATGGAATCAGGGTATTCAGCCTCGAACGCTTTAGGCGTCATGGAGAACATTTCCATAGCCCACATAGCATCAGAGCGGTCATATTGCTTGCTGTCCTGATCAAAGAAGACGCATGTCGCTGGGTCGTAAACAGGAAGAAGGCTGATGCGGCGCTGCTCGTTACTCGGATCCATTTCATCTTCGTAATCGGCACACATGCGGAAACAACCGAATCCACCCGTTACGGCATCATCAAATGCGTTATCACACGCTTCGCCACCGGATGTTTCCTGATAGTCAGCGCGGAATTTGCCGTTCATTTTTTCGGCTAAAGCTTCCGATGCCTTGTCATCCTTCGGCCTGAATTTAACGCTGATGCGATTCTGTCGATACTCGCCAATGATGCGATCACATTCACGGGAAATCTTATTCAGTTCAAAACGCGGATAATGCTCAAACCTGCCTTCATCAAATGAGTAACCAGCGTTTGTGCTGCCTTCCCACTGTGCGCCGGACACCCGGACGAAACGCTGAGCCTCAATAATCTGCTCACGCATATCCTGCGTTGCTGACCAGGCATTATCAAAGTTGCACAGCACCTTGCGATGCCAGTCAGTCATCTTTTTTTCTGCCATATCAACCTACACCACAAGGAATTGAGTAACTGGAATAGTCGGGTTGCGCAGCCGACTCCGGGCAATGCATACACATCATCAGCGCATCAGCCAGGTTAGGAGATGGAATACCGAGCTTCTGCTTCATTTCGACCTTAGTCATTAGCTCCAGCTTCCCGTTGTTATTGAATTTGCGCTGAATCTGCGTCAATTCTGCAAACAGCTTCTCCAGCATCTTCTCGCCTATCGCTTCTTTGTCGAAGCTCAGCATGTCGTCGGGGTCTGCATACTCACCGTAGACAACCGCCCGATATGTCAGATACAGCCTGTCAGCCAGCGCGTAATAGAATTGTGCTCGCTTATTGCGGAACACATCGCCAATAGTGCGAACGTTGTCACCCTGTACGACTTCATCAGCCCATGCTCCGGCTTGATACGGTGCATCTTCATCGAATGGCGATTCGCTGCCCTTGAACATCGTGGCGGTGATTTTCTTGCCGGAAAACGCTTCCGTTGTCTGTCTGCGTAGCCCGGCACCAACACCATCACCATCCCACAGGTAATGGTCAGCGCCGTCTTCAATCGCCAGCGAAGTAGCCCAGTCAGCACCCTCGTTGATGTCCATCAGCAGACCTTCGGCAATGCGCTTAACTACCGAACCGTGACGCGATGCATAACCTTTAGCATCTGGCCCTGTATCTGATGGGTCATGCGCAGAGACAACAGCGCCTTTCGCTTTCCATCCGAGTTTCTTGTGCGCATCGGTTGCGGCTTCAAGCCATTCACGTTTGATAATTGCCATATCACTTGCGCTCACTGGCTCACCAAGCCAGATGTGACGATACAGTGTCGGATTTCTGCGTTTACACTCTTCCATCTCCAGACGGAGAACTTCAGGAAAGTGCGGGTTGTCGGTGTAGTTCACCGTCAACAGGCAAATATCATCAGGAGGATTTACGACGAATCGCTGATAGGTATCGTCGAGTATGTTCTTCGGGTTAAAGCTCACCCATATTTCAGAGAACGGCTTACGGATGGTTGGTATCAGGATATCCCATGATTCCTTCGTTACCGCTTCCGCTTCTTCCACCCAGCAGATATCAATACCTTCGAGCGATTTAATCTTCGTCGGGTTGTTTTTGATGCCGTAGAACATGAATTCAGCATTCGTTCCGAGATGACGAATCATTGAACGCTGAATTTCAAACTCAGCCGAATATCCTTCACGCTCGATGGTGTCTTCAAGCAGCCGGATTACCGAATCGCTGATACTGTTTTGCAGTTCACGAGCGCAAAGAATACGCACTGGCTGACGACGCGCCGCTTCAACAAGCAGCCTCGCAATTGCCCATGATTTACCGCTACCTCGACCGCCTTTGGCGACTTTGTAGCGATGCGCCTCAATGAACGGTTCAAAGATAGGATTAATCGAGGTCATTTTCCGAACAGAGTGCTCATCGGTGATGTTTCAATCTGAATTGCGCCGCCGTCTTTGCCTGTTAGCTCGTGATCAACCTTGTCGCGCCATTTATCCTTCTGTCGGTTCTTAAGCCAGAAGATGGCGGCAGTTGTATCAGGCGGGTAATACTTCTCAAGCGGAGTTTCGACAATTCTGTTTTCAATAACACGAATATCGATGTCTGGAGCCACGAAGCCCATAGCGCGTTGATAAAGACGGTCACTAACTTCTGCATCAGCGACGGCCTTACCCTTTTTTATGGACTCCGAAAACTCAGGATAATCAAGCTTCCACTTGTTAATAGTTGACTCACTGACTTCGAAGAAATCAGCAAGCTCTGCATCGGTGTAGCCCAGCAAGCACAGTTTGCGTGCCTGTTCGGCATACGCCTCTTGATACTTTGTTGGGCGCGCCATGTTTATGCTCCGGTGGTGAACAGGTATAACGCTTCCTTCGATTTACGCACCGCTTCGATAGTGCGGGTAGTGATATCTGAATTAGCGCCGCCTGACTGGAAGTGAATTTTGAATAGCTCAAGCTTCAACTCGTCAGTGCCGATGAATTGAAATGCTTCTTCTGCGGCTGCGTTCTGGTTCATGACCAGCTTGTAAATCTCTAACTGGAATTTCTGTTCTTCAGTCATGGGAATAATCTCTGCCATTGTTGGCTCCGTTTATCCGTTAAAAGGGATATCAGTTAAGTTATCCCGTGTAGGGTATAAGCCATTGTCGAGACCACTCATTGAATGGTCTCTGCAATAACCGATGTCTTTCCATCAGTCCGCCACCACAAAGAATCTTTTTTGCCATAAGGCAGGAGGTTCATCTTTCAGTGGCTGCCAGTGTTATTTCCCCACTTACTGGCTTGGGTTGTTTCGCTGTACTGCCGTTAATTAGTGACCAGAAATTAACTCCGGTTTCATTATCAAGCCCACCCGTAGATAGGCTTTGTAATGACATCTTCAATTAATCAGCAGTTCAGGCTGTGTCACCTGCAAGATGTATTCATGCTCGACAGCCAGGACACGCTTCTCTTTCTTCCGTTCGTTCATTAACCGACTGCCGATCGTACCTTTCAGCTTTGAGCGTGTTTCTTTGATGGCGTAGCGGTGCTGCATTTCTTCGCCAATTGCCATGCGGCGGCTCAGTTGCTCTGCCATCCAGTTGAATGCTGCGATATAGCTCTCCTTGATTGCCGCAGCAGCTTTCCCGGTGAACCCCATCACAACCATGATCCAGCCATCTTTCGTCAGGCTGTACATCGGGCGAACCTTGCCCTGCTCATCGATATAATCAGCCGACGCAAAATTGCGTTGGCTAAACTCACGCGAGCAATCAGCCTTAACCTGCTCGATTTTCCTGAGAACATCACCGTGTCGCTTGCCGAAGTACTTGGCAATTTTTCTGGATGTGGTAACGACCTCTCCGTTTTTGGCTTGCACCATTTCTCGGAAGTCGAAGGCTGGAATAACTGAATGATTATTCATAGCGTCTTTACCTTTTAGAAAGTGAGCCTGTCTCACAGAAAAGCCGCCCGAGAGAGGTCGCCACCTATAACGGCATTTCTCAGGCTCGCTTACTGAAAGGCTCTCGTTAATATGCGCGTGAGATGCGCTGTGAAATTCAGATATAAAAAGCCCCGCGAATGCGAGGCTAAATCCTGGTATTTGTAATGAACTGGCTCTTATCTCAACGCAGCCCCTTACTGCGCGCAAGATGCTCAATATCAAGCATCAGCAATGAGATGTTTAATCTGGATTCACTCCAGAAGTGATCATCACCCTGTCTACAGAGCCAGATGTGAAGGATGATGAGTAAAATTATCGCTATCATCGAAGGCATTGCGTCCTGATGTATTCCTGAAGCGTTCTCAGTGCTGTTTGGTCGCGGATAATTCCGTCCCGGACACCGAGAACGTTTCGTCCAGCAACTGGAGAGAGTTCGACGGTGGCATCATTGCCCATGCCGGAGGCGCCGGAGGTTTCGGCTGAGGATGGCACAGGGCATTTTCCTTTGACGAGCACCCTGCCACCATTATCAAGCTTGCGCCGAAGAGCATCATTTTCAGCTTTCGCATCAGCTAACTCCTTCGTGTATTTAGCATCGAGTGCATCAGCAGCACGCTGGCGTCGCTGCATGTCAGTAATGGTGGCGGCCGCCTGCTTCAGCTCACTGACTTTTTTATCACGCTGTTCTTTGTAGGCGATGGCGTTATCACGGTAATGATTAACAGCCCATGACAGGCAGACGATGATGCAGATAACCAGAGCAGAGATAATCGCGGTGACTCTGCTCATACCTCAATCTCTCTGACCGTTCCGCCAGCCTCTTTGAATTTTGCAATCAGGCTGTCAGCCTTATGCTCGAACTGACCATAACCAGCCCCCGGCAGTGAAGCCCAGATGTTGCTGCAACGGTCGATAGCCTGACGGATATCACCGCGATCAATCATCGGCAAAGCGCCACGTTCCTTAATCTGCTGCAGCGCAACAGCGTCCTGGCTTTTGGGAGAGAAGTCTTTCAGGCCAAGCTGCTTACGATAGGCATCCCACCAACGGGAAAGAAGCTGGTAACGTCCGGCTGCTGTTGATTTGAGTTTGGGGTTTAGCGTGACAAGTTTGCGAGGGTGATCGGAGTAATCAGTGAATAGCTCTCCGCCTACAATGACGTCATAACCGTGATTTCTGGTTTTCTGCCGTCCGTTATCTGTTCCTTCTGACCACGCCAGCATATCGAGGAACGCCTTACGTTGATTATTGATTTCCACCATCTTCTACTCCGGCTTTTTTAGCAGCGAAGCGTTTGATAAGCGAACCAATCGAGTCAGTACCGATGTAGCCGATGAACACGCTCGTTATATAAGCGAGATTGCTACTTAGTCCGGCGAAGTCGAGAAGGTCACGAATGAACCAGGCGATAATGGCGCACATCGTTGCGTCGATTACTGTTTTTGTAAACGCACCGCCATTATATCTGCCGCGAAGGTACGCCATTGCAAACGCAAGGATTGCCCCGATGCCTTGTTCCTTTGCCGCGAGAATGGCGGCTAACAGGTCATGTTTTTCTGGCATCTTCATGTCTTACCCCCAATAAGGGGATTTGCTCTATTTAATTAGGAATAAGGTCTATTACTGATAGAACAAATCCAGGCTACTGTGTTTAGTAATCAGATTTGTTCGTGACCGATATGCACGGGCAAAACGGCAGGAGGTTGTTAGCGCAGCCTCTTGCCACCCGCTTTCACGAAGGTCATGTGTAGAAGGCCGCAGCGTAACTATCACTGATGAGTTCAGGATAGCCAGTGGCTACGGCTCAGTTATGGTGCTGGTTAACGGACTTGAACCGCTACCCATTCGCTTACAAGGCGACCGCTCTACCATTGGAGCTAAACCAGCATATTTGGCGGGACAGCGTGGACTCGAACCACGATAAGAAGGTTAACAGCCTTCCGTAATGACCTTTATACGACTGACCCAAATAAAAAATCCCGAAACCGTTGTGCAGGCTCTAACTATTACCTGCGAACTGTTTCGGGATTGCATTTTGCAGACCTCTCAGCCTGCGATGGTTGGAGTTCCAGACGATACGTCGAAGTGACCAACTAGGCGGAATCGGTAGTAAGCGCCGCCTCTTTTCATCTCACTACCACAACGAGCGAATTAACCCATCGTTGGGTCAAATTTACCCAACTTTATTCAAAAAGTCAATATTATGCCGTTAATATGTTGCCATCCGTGGCAATCATGCTGTTAACGTGTGACCGCATTCAAAATGTTGTCTGCGATTGACTCTTCTTTGTGGCATTGCACCACCAGAGCGTCATACAGCGGCTTAACAGTGCGTGACCAGGTGGGTTGAGTAAGGTTTGGGATTAGCATCGTTACAGCGCGATATGCGGCGCTTGCTGGCATTCTTGAATAGCCGACACCTTTGCATCTTCCGCACTCTTTCTCAACAACTCTCCCCCACTGCTCTGTTTTGGCTATATCAACCGCACGGCCTGTACCGTGGCAATCTCTGCATCTTGCGCCCGGCGTCGCGGCACTACGGCAATAATCCGCATAAGCGAATGTTGCGAGCACTTGCAGTACCTTTGCCTTAGTATTTCCTTCAAGCTTTGCAACGCCACGGTATTTCCCCGATACCTTGTGTGCAAATTGCATCAGATAGTTGATAGCCTTTTGTTTGTCGTTCTGGCTGAGTTCGTGCTTACCACAGAATGCAGCCATTCCGAATCCGGCTTGTGATTGCGCCATCCCCATAGCAGCCATCACATCAGTACCGGAAAGAGAGTCAGAAGCCGTAGCCCGTGGTGAGTCGCTCATCATCGGGCTTTTTGGCGAATGAAATTTAGCTGCGCTTTCGAGTCTCATGGCCTTCCCCTTTTGCCCTGTTTGACCATCAGGACGCCGTTAACTATTACGTGACGCTCGCCTTTGCTGTCTCGGTTGTACTTGAGCACTGTTCCTCTTGCGCAGGAAAGCATCCTTGCCACTTCGGTCTGATTGCCTCGTGTCTGGATAAGAAGCTCTGGTATCGTTTGAATTGTGGCGTTCATGCGTTCTCCAGTTCGGTGATTTTTATTCCAAGCCTTCCGCCTGGTACTTTCACGCCACGAATTACGCGAATGTCATCGAATTGCTCGTCGTCTTCCGCAAATCCGGCGTGGATAAGGGAGTCGAGTAAACCTTTCAGGATGTTGTCGAGGTCGCGACGGCGGGAGTCCGGAACGTCTACGATGACTTTGATGCGGAGTCGTGATTTGGTGAAAATGTCTAACTTAAGTTGGCGGATGATTTGCTGAACGTCTTTTCGGTATTTCTGGCCTTTATCGCTGATGTAGTATTGGCTTCCCCGTCTTCGCCAGTAGGTATTCACCGACGGCGGGTATGGAAGCACAAACTGATATTCGTTCATGGCTTAATCTTCCCCTCCCTCAGCAGTATCGCCTGCGTCCTGATCACGCCTTCGAGGTGGTAAAGTCTGGCGTCTTTGTTGTCGAGAATCCGGGTGCGTCGGTCGATCTCCGCGTGGCAGTCACTACAAGCCCATGCGCCGATCAGGTCGTCAGGCTTCATTCCAGTTCCGCAAATTCCAGCCATCCGGTAATGTGCCAGAACTGTAGTTTCAGGATTGCCATTGCATATGCCGTAAATACGTACCTAGCATTCTCTGCCGCGTGCTTCTTTGCGTAGGTTAGCCATTATGGTTCGCTCCAGTAATTCTCAATTGCAGCAGCCATTCTCTGCATCCACTCAGCCAGCTTTAACGCGGCTTCTCTTTCAGAACCACATTTAGGGAAATCCTTCATTTCCATGCTGGCCTTATATGTTCTGAATGCCAGGTCTCCGGTAATAACCAACTCCTGATCAAGCACCGAGCGTTTATTCCGGTGTTGAACGTAATAGACAGATTCAGTCCGCATTTCTTCTCTGTCTTTTTTGAAGGAAATAAGCTCAGAGAAATCACTCATCGTCTTCTTCCTCGTACATTGAGCTATTCGGATCGCTCATCAGTTCTGCGCAGCAGTGCTCACACATGTGAACTTCCAGCACATGCAGCTTCTGACCGCAGTTAGCGCACGTTAAAGCCCGCTCGACGCTTTCTTGTTCGTAACTTCGATTTGGGTCAATCACCTTGTTTTCCTCGCACGTTCTCTAAGCCACCGGATATCCCACAGGTGAGCTGTGTAATTGAAGGTTTTTACGTCAGATTCTTTTGGGATTGGCTTACGTTTATTTCTGGAGCGTTTCGTTGGAAGGTATTTGCAGTTTTCGCAGATGATGTCGGTGATGCTTCGTCGCTGTCGTCTCATTCGTACCTCCTGTCGGTAAATCTGACACCCTGACCAATAGCCCATGCTGTCGTGTACTCAATCAGACTTGCCATACGCTTCACACTCATCTGCGCGCTACTTTCGCGAATGTTGACGTATTCGCCTTCAAGCCCGGGCAAAACATCAGCTTCCTGTTTTGTTGCCACTGCATGACCGCTGATCAACAAAACCTTCCATTGTTCTGGTTTTAGCCATTTATCGCACCATTGAACCTGACGAGCGATATCCGCCAGCATCGCGTGAAATTTTGCGTTCTGGTCAAGGTTGCGCTTGTAGTCAGTAATGCGGATGGTGACTGGCTTGTCTTTATCGAGTGGTGTTGCGAGGATGGCGTTGATTGCGGCTTGCTGTTGTTGCTTAGTTCGGAGGAATATTGTTTGCTTCATCGAAATTCTTCTCTTTAATTCCAGCGGCTCTGATAGCTTTCATTACTGCAATTACCGTTTTGTCACGCCCATCCTCATAACCCATCGCATAAGCACCTTCTTCACCATCTTTCCAAAAGTCGTCATTCGATTCTGGCCAGTCGATATCCAGTTCAATAGCTGCTCGCGATGCCTGCCATAAAGTCCACCACTCATTTAAGGAGTGACGAATATCCATGCTTGAAAATGCGAAGTACCTATCACCATTTCTTGCCTCGGTTATCATCTCGAATGGTAATCTCAATTTTTTGGCAACGTATTCCTCAAACTTCTTTCTTGATTCGTCCATCGGTACTTACCCTCAGTTCAACTCACAAAACGCCACGCCACTTTTGCAACGACAACAGGCATAACACCGATAATCACCCACAGGAAAATGCTACCGAAAAGCACACCCACCAGGTCTTTACCTTCGCCTACCAACCGGACAAAACTTCCGACAACCACAATGAACGTCGACACCATCCACATAGCACCGAGAATCCTCAATGCAGAGAAAATTAACTCAGCCACGATTTACTCTCCCCCAAATAAAAAGGCCTGCGATTACCAGCAGGCCTGTTACAAGCTCACTGATGTAGATGGTCATTTAATACTCCGTCACGTTTTCCTGTCGCCACGCCTCGTCATATTCCGATTTCGGCATATTGGCGATGTAGCTATATGGCGATCCTGATTCAAGTTGCAGGAACTGGTGCGATTGCTCGTCAAGGAACAACGGGACACCACCTTCCCAACCTTCGCCGTTACGTTGTTTTTCAAGCATCAAAACAGATGCCGGAGATGCCAGTAGCTGTTCGTCCTTCTCTGACATCTTTTCACCACTCTGAACTCTCTGTAACGCTCTCTCGCGAGCCTTGTTACGCCAGATGATGAAAAGGTTGTCTGTCAGGTCTGTTATCGCTCCAGAGCCTTTTACGTCCATTTTCCCGGTTGGTTTTTCTTCGCTGTCTCCTTTTCGCGAGTGAGTAACGAGAATGACGTGGGAGTTTGTTTTGTTTTTGAAGTCGCAAATCGAGTCAACAAACGCCTTCTGCCCGTTATAGTCATCGTCGCCTATGCCACATTTCATCAGGCTGTCGATGATGAATAACTGGATCCCGTATCGGCGGCGAGCGTAGTCGAATATTTCGATCAGCCTGTCGGCTTTCGCCGTTCCGGTCAGGCCAAACACCCAAAGTCTTTCGTCATAAAATTTAAATGCAGAGTCAATTTCCAGCACTGGCGGCATCTTGCAGCACGTCGCCTGACGGGTAAGTCGCTTAAGGAGAATGCCTGGCTTCAGCTCAAGTGACGCGATGCACGTCTTCACACCCTGACGCATTGCCTCAAGTGCCATATGCCCGACAACCTCCGTTTTTCCGTGACCGTTCACACCATTGACCAGCGTCAACTCTGCCTCACGGAACTGGAATTTATCTGCCAGAGATTCCCACGGTGGATTAAACAGATACTGCTGCTTGCCGTAGAAAGCGTTGATAGTGTCCTGGTAAAACTCTCGCGCGCTGTAGAGTTCTTCAGGATCGAAGTAGGATGCCGTGCCGATGTACTGCCAGATTTCATCCTCGGTAACACCGTTCATCAGGCATTCGTTGATGTCTTTGTACGGCAGAGTAACAAGACGGCAACGATGTTCACCGAGTCGGCTTGCGATTTCCCTTGCGGCTTCACGACCAACATCATCAACGTCCATCGAGATGAATATTTCCTCAAACCTGTCGAGGTTGTGATACTCAAACTCAATCCACTGCTGTTTAGCGCCTTTCCCGCCACCAAACGGCACGGATAACGCCGAGATGCCATATTGCGCATAGCTCATACAATCAATTTCGCCTTCGCAAAGTACAACCGCCCTCACGCCAGCGTCCAGAGCCTGCCATCCAAACAGACAAGGTTCGCAATCACCTTCTGCCATAATGACTTTCTTCCCGTCCGGTCGCTCAGTGCTGATTCGCTTGACCTGCAACAACTCACCATCGCGTTTGTACGGAAGCACCAGTGCATCAAGTTCTCGTTCTCCATTCCACACCTTGCCGCTGACAACCTCGTAGCGCTTTACGACTTCTGGCGATATGCCACGCGATTGCAGGTACTCAAGATGGGATTCTGTTCTGGTAACGTAGCGGGCGATTTTCTTGCGGTCAGGTCTGGAGAATTTCTTCTCACGTTTGGCATCGAAATGGTGATCGTCATCCTTGATTCCGAGAAAGGCTTTCGCTTCCTGCATAGCCTGATGCAGGTTAATTCCACGACATGCCATCCACAAATCAAGCATGTCACCGCCGTCTCCCTCAGCGAAATCAGCCCATTTTTTCTTGCCGCTAAGGTTGACCTTAAGGCTGTTTCCCTTGTCACCGTTGACGTTACCGGCAACCCACTCATGCCCCTCTTTCTTGCCGTTTGGCAACAGGTGCGGAGCCACCCTGTCAACCTGCGCCCAAAGCAGGTCACTGAGTTCACTTGGCGTCATGATTCCCTCAGATTGAGATTTTTAAACCAGAAATCGACAAACGAAATACTTAACCAGCCGTGGTTATAACCAGCGACCAGTAGCGATTTGATTTTTGATTTCATGGTTCACCTGTCGAAAAACACGTAGCCAGTTTTCGATACGGTGATTGCGGATGATGGTTTGGATTGTGGTTGAATAGTTTCTGGCTTCTCGTCGTTCCAGCGCTGACCGTTCAGGTAGCTCGATGGTAACAACCTGTCGAATCCGAACTGCTTACCATTCCTGCATGCGATGTCTTCTGCCAGCATCGTGGCAAACTCGCTTGCCGTACCCCTGGTAGTTTTACGCCATTCCCTGAACTGTGTTCTGAATGCCGAAGCTGCGTTTTTCTTCCCGGCCTTCCGCATGCCTGCACACCAGAATATTTCCTCGAATGCCTTGTCGGTTTCTTCGTGACGGTCAGGTGATTTTTCACACTCCGTCCGAACACTTTCGGACATAGTGTTTTTATTATTTCTTTTTTCTTTTGTAATAGTTTCTTTTGTGTGTCCCTGTTTTGGTGACAGCGCTGTCACCGTTTTGGTGACACTTTTTGTCACCAATGCAGTGACATTATCACCAGAGTAGTGACACCCTTCGAT